AAGACACCAAAAGATGCAGCAAGACGTAAATCTTTCTGCGCTAGAATGTCTGGAATGCCTGGACCAATGAAAGACGAAAAAGGGCGCCCTACTCGTAAGGCAGCTAGTTTAAAACGTTGGAAGTGTGGAACAAAATGATTTTAGACGACCAAATTAAACAAGAGCTAGTAGAACTAGTTAAAAGCGCTGTTAATGAAGCCGTTGAGCAGCATCCTTTAAGCCCCGATGAAGTTCACTGGGTTAGAATGGCTATTCAAGCTGAAGCTAATCGTGCAGCTTTTCGTAAGGCTGTAATAGAAAAGTCTTTGGCTGGTTTAGTTTGGATGGTTCTTGCTACTGGTGGCGGATATGCAGTAGATTTTTTTGTAAGACATTGGAAATAATATGCCAAGCGTATCTAAAAAACAACACAACTTCATGGCAGCTATTGCCAAAAACCCAGCTTTTGCTAAAAAGGTTGGAATTAAACCAGCTGTAGGAGCAGAATTTATGAAAGCAGATAAAGGTCGCAAATTTGGTAAGGGTGGCGCAGCCCACGAAGAAAAAGGTGAGATGAAGAAAGACCTTGCTCAAGACAAAAAAATGATTAAAAAAGCTATTGCTATGCACGATAAGCAAGAGCATCCTGGTAAACACACTGATTTATCTAAACTTAAAAAGGGCGGTATGGCTATGAAAAAAATGGCAATGGGCGGCATGAGCCGTATGGCTTCTAAGGGCGAACACCCAGTTCAAAAGCAATCTAAGCGTGGTGCTGAGATGGTTAAAATGGCTAAAGGCGGATCAGCTTCTGCACGTGCCGATGGCTGCGCTATTAAAGGCAAGACCAAAGGCAAGATGATGTGCGGTGGCGGTATGGCTTACGGAAAGAAGAAGTAATCATGGCTAAACCATTACAGCAAGATAGCGAAGGTCGTATCATGAACGACACTGAGACTGAAAAGACTCAGAAAGGCTATGCAAATTACGAAGCTGAAAACGCCAAAAAACAGCGTGAAATGGAAAACAAAGACGCTAAATTTAAAGAAAGTGTTAAGTCTGGTGTAGAAAAAATTCGTGGTGTTTTTGGTATGAAAAAAGGCGGTAAAGTATCTTCTGCTTCTAAGCGTGCCGATGGCTGCTGTGTAAAAGGCAAAACCAAAGGTAAAATGCTATGAGAGCTTCTCGTGGCATGGGTGCCATTGAACCTTCTAAAATGCCTAAAGGTAAAACTATTGTTCGTAAGGATAACCCTAACGACGTTGAAGTTTACAAAAAAGGTGGGGCAATTTGGGATAAAGCCCGCCCTAAAGACTTAGGTAAACCAGCCAAAATGTCACCGGCTAAAAAGGCTAGCGCAAAAGCTATGGCTAAAGCAGCTGGTCGCCCATACCCAAATTTAGTCGATAACATGAGAGCTGCAAGGAAAAAGAAGTGAAAAATTGGGCTGTATTTCTACATTTAATCAAAGGCGTATCGCTTGGGTTTGAAATAGTAGATGAAGGCGATGAAAGTTTTTTTGTTATTGATTTGTTAATTGTAAGAATCGGAATAGCGTGGGAGCCTAATGGCTAATACATCTGGATTAAGCGTATTTAACCTAGACCTCAACGATTTAGTCGAAGAGGCTTTTGAGCGTTGCGGAAAAGAGCTACGTTCTGGTTATGACTTACGCACTGCTCGCCGTTCTTTAAACCTACTTTGTATTGAGTGGGCTAACAGAGGTATTAACCTTTGGACTGTGGAGCAAGGGCAAATCCTAATGAACACGGGGCAAGCTATTTACCCTATTCCTGTGGACACAATAGACCTACTGGATACTGTTGTACGTACAAACAACGGTCAAGGTAATAACCAGATTGACATCAATATTAGCCGTATTTCAGAGTCTACATACATAACAATACCTAATAAAAACGCTAATGGTCGTCCTATTCAGGTGTACGTAAACCGCCAATCGGGTAATGTTGCAAACATACCGCAAACTACCTTGGCTGCTGGATACCCTATTTCTTCTACTGATACTACTATTACTCTTACAGACGCCTCTAAGCTACCTACCCAAGGCTTTATTAATATCACCACTGCTGGGGTTACAGAGACTATTGGCTACCAAAACATTGTTGGAAATCAGATTCTAAATGCTTGGCGTGCTCAAAACGGTACGCCAGCAATTGCTCACGATGCACTAGATGGGGTATATGTAAACAACTTACCTTGCATTAACGTCTGGCCTACCCCTAACGCCCCTGGCAATCAATACACATTTGTCTACTACCGCTTACGTCGTATGCAAGATGCGGGTTCTGGTACAAGTATCGAGGACATTCCTTTCCGTCTAGTTACCGCTATGGTGGCTGGTTTAGCTTATAATCTTAGCGTTAAGTTGCCTGATGTAGATCCAAATCGCATTCCAATGTTAAAAGCAGAGTATGAGCAACAGTGGCAGTTAGCTTCTGATGAGGATCGAGAAAAGGCAGCAATTAGATTTGTGCCTAGAGTAATGTTTTATTAAGGTAAATTATGCCTAGTAAATACGCCTCGGGTAAATATGCGATTGCTCAGTGTGACCGCTGTGACCAACGGTACATGCTTAAGGAGTTGAAGAAAGAGGTCATTAAGACCAAGTTGTACCAGATTAAAGTTTGTCCTTCTTGTTGGGATCCAGATCAGCCTCAGTTGTCTCTTGGCTTATATCCAGTAAATGACCCACAAGCAGTACGTGAACCAAGGCCTGATGTAAGTTACTATCAGTCTGGCGATAACGGATTAAAGACAAACATAAATGGTGGCACTTCCCAGACTGGGTATGGTGCACCTGAGATGGGTAGTAGGGTGTTTCAATGGGGATGGAATCCTGTTGGCGGTGGCTCAAATTGGCCTCAAACCCCAAATGATTTAGTTTCCGGGGTAGTATTAGGTACAGTAACAGTAACAACAAGCTAAGGAGCTTATATGTCATTTAAATCAGGTGCCAACGGCATTGAAAGCAAAGGTAAAACTAAGGGCAAAAATCTCGGTGATGATGGCCCAAAAGTTATTTTGTCTGGCCCAAAAGCTAGCACAAGCAAACTAAACAAAGATATGAAAGCTATGGGTCGTAACTTAGCCAAAGTAGCGAACCAAAAAAGAGGTTAATCATGACTGTTGAGAAAAAAGTTAAAGTAGCTGCAGCGGAAAAGTATCCTTTAGGTAATGCTAAAGAGAACAAAGACGCTAGCGCCTACACTAAATTTAAATATCCTTCTGGTGGCGGTAATGATATTGGTGTGTATAAGCAGCCAATGCCTAACCCAAACCCAGAGGGCGAAGTTCATTTTGATCGTAGCTCTTTGGATGACGTGCGCATCAGCGTAGGAAACTTAACTAAGAACTACCCAAAAGAAAACCCATATGGCGTTAAAGAGATGCGTGGTTATGGCGCAGCTACTAAAGGCCGCAAGATTAGTGGTAAACAAGGGTAATCTTTAATGAATTACACGGAATTATCTAACGCTATACAAAGCTATGCTGAGTCTACAGAACAGTTATTTGTAGATAATATTCCTAACTTTGTTCAATTAGCCGAAGAGCGCATCTACAATGCTGTGCAGATCCCTGCTATCCGTAAAAACGTCATTGGTAATTTTACTGATGGAGACCATTACCTTGCTCTACCATCTGACTACCTAGCTTCATTTTCATTGGCTGTAATTGATGGCGATGGTAACTACCAATACTTATTAGATAAAGACGTTAACTTTATCCGTGAGTCATATCCAAACGCAACTACTGATACAGGCGTTCCAAAATACTATGCTCAGTTTCAGCCGTACACATACTTGATTGGGCCGACCCCAGACGATAACTACCAGACTGAATTGCACTATTACTACTACCCAGTAACGATTGTTCAAGGCGGTATTGCTGGTTTTGGTTCTATTACTGGCGGCTCTGGATATACAAATGGTGTATATGAGCAAGTGCCTCTAACTGGTGGAGATGGCTCAGCCGCAACTGCAACGATTACTGTGTCTGGCGGTGTAGTAACTACTGTAACCCTGACAAATCCCGGTTACTTCTATACAAATGGAAATATTTTGTCTGCTTCTACCGCATATATTGGTGGAACAGGCTCTGGATTCTCTGTTCCAGTAAATGACATCCAAAATGCTACTGGCACTTCTTGGCTTGGGGATAACTTTGAAAGCGCTTTGTTGTATGGCGCCCTTCGTGAAGCAGTTATATTCCAAAAAGGCGAGCAAGATATGGTAAATTACTATGAACAGAAATACCAAGAATCATTAGCATTGCTTAAAGAGTTGGGTGATGGTAAAGATAGACGCAGTGCCTACCGTGATGGACAACTTAGACTGCCCGTGCCTGGGCCCGTTAGATAATTTTTTAGGAGCAAGAAATGGCAATTACTCAAGGAATGGCTACATCGTTTAAAGTTCAACTTTTGAATGGTGTCCAAAATTTTTCAGCAGATACTTTTAAGATCGCTTTGTATACAAGCTCAGCAACTTTGGGTGAGTCAACAACTGCATACTCAGCAACTAACGAAGTAGCTTCTACTGGCAACTACACTGCTGGCGGAAACACTTTAACAGTTAACGTAACCCCAACTTCAACTGGCAACGTGGCTTATGTTTCGTTTGCTAATACTACTTGGGCTAACGCTACTATTACTGCTAATGGCGCTTTGATTTACAACAACACACGGTCAAATGCTGCTGTTGCTGTATTGGCTTTTGGTGGCGATAAGACTTCTACCAACGGTACTTTTGCTATTAACTTCCCAACTGCTGACGCATCTAGTGCAATTATTCGCTTGACCGCATCTTAATCAGTTATTTAGGGAGGCCGTATGGCTTTAGTTCTGCAGGATAGAGTAAGTGTAAATAGCACTGGATCAGGCACGGGTAATCTTGTCTTGGGTAGCGCTTACCCGGGCTATCGCTCGTTTTCTTCATGTATTCCAGATGGCTCAATTATTTATTACGCCATTACTAACCAAGCTATTGGTTATGAAAACGAATGGGAAGTTGGCTACGGTAAATATGTACTGGGAACAAACACGCTAGTACGTAACAATGGTAACTCAGCCGAAACAGGCGTTTACTCATCCTCAAACTCCAATGCTTACGTAAACTTTACTGCAGCAACTAATGGACTACAGATATTTATTACATACCCTTCAGAGCAAGCAGTATTCCAGCAGCCAAGCGGTATTACCGAGTTTAGTGAAGGACCAATTTCTGTAGTCGGTGCTAATGCTATTCCAGCTTCATTCCAAGCAACTTTAGCTCAATTCTTCTCTAATGAGCCTGGTTACTCACAGCTCTACGTTCAGAACCAAAGTAATGACGCTAATGCTTCTGCAGACTTAGTTGCCTATAACAACCTAGGTGATGGCCTTTCATACTTCATTGATATGGGTATGGATAGCTCTACTTATAACTCTGGTGACTATCCAATATTCCAAGCTAATGACGGTTACTTATTTACTGGCGGTAATATTGCTGGTACTGGAGCTGCTGGCGATATAGCTCGATTAATGATTGGTACAAGCACTGCTAACAGTAACGTGGTTATTTTTGGTGGTAGTGTTAATACAAATGCTGTGATTGCTACTTTTGTAGCTTCAACTAAAGACGTCAACTTTGCTAACAATATCAGCGTTACAAGTAACGTATCTGCAAATAATGCCCAGTTTACAAACCTCGTTTACTCTGGTGGCAACTTATCTAATGCTTCTAATAGCACAGTTTTAACTACCAAGGCATATGTTGATTCTGCGGTAGCTACAGGATTTGTGGTGCATACCCCAGTCCGTGCGGCAACTACCGCTAACCTAGCAGCTAACTATGCAAATGGTTCTTCTGGTGTAGGTGCAACGCTTACTGCCGATACTAATAGAGCATTTACAACTCTT